TTAACATTCAAGCATTACTTGGAAGGATGATCTAATGAGTAACTACACAAAACTGGTCAACTTCGCAGCTAAGGACTCACTGCCTAGCGGTGATGCTAATAAGCTGGTGAAGGGAACTGAAATTAATACTGAACTAGCAAACATTCAAACTGCTGTGAATAGTAAGGCTGACACTGCGTCACCTACGTTTACTGGTACGGTTACAGCGGCTACGGTCAATGTCTCTGGTACGTTAACGGCAGGTACTATTGACGGAGGCACTTACTAATGGGATTACTTGCAGATATAGCAGGAGCTTTAGGGACTGCAGCAGGGGGCTTAGGTAATTTAGCTGGCTCTGCTTTTACAAGTATAGGGCAAAACTTAGGCAAAACTGGAGCAGGTCTTCTTACAGGCTATGGCTATAATGAAATGCTTCAAGACCTCAAGGCTTTTGGTAAAGAAGCAAGAACAGGTGCTGAGGCTATAGGACAACAAGCTGCTGAAGGTACGAGGTTTGTTCCCTTTACTGTCACAGGCGCTACAGGCGCGGGTGTTGGTACTACTCCTGAAGGAAGCACTCAGTTTAATCTTTCACCACAAGAGCAGGCGTTACAGAATCAGCTATTTGGTGGTGCTAGCCAGTTCTATGGACAGGCTCAACAACCTATTGCACAGGCTGAAGAGGATATCTTTAACCGTATGTTGCAGGTAGCAGCTCCTGAGCGTGAGCGTGAGCGCTTAATGACTGAAGAGCGTCTAGCGGCTCAGGGTAGGCTTGGAACGTCCTCAGCAGCCTATGGAGGCGCTACGCCAGAACAGTTAGCATTAGCTACTGCTCAAGAGCAACAGCTTAATCAGTTAGGCTTACAAGCACGTAACCAAGCCCTAGCAGAGCAGATGCAAGCAGCTAACCTTGGTCAAGGTATGCTTGGTGCTGCTTATACTCCACAGTCTGCACTGCTGAATGTGCTTGGTCAAGGCATAGGCGTTTCTAGTTTGGCTGATGTTGCACGTAGACAATCGGCTATGCTTCAGTCTGAAGGTCAGATGGCAGGTCTGGATGCTCAACTGCAGTCTCAGTTAGCACGTGGAAACTTAACAGCTCAAGGCATAGCAGCCTTAGCAGCTTTATTGTCTGGGAGTTAAACATGGCATTAGGATTTTCAAGCGGTCTTTTAACAGGACTACAACAGTACGGTCAAGGTGGTGGAGCAATTCCTGCAGACCCAAGACAACGTGATCTTATGCAAGCTGCTGGAGTAACTAACCCGTTGCTGCAGCAGTTTGGTAAGAGTGTTGGTGGATTGTTTGGTGTTGAGACACGCAGCCCTATGGATCAGTTTGGGGCAGCTATACAAGATATTGATACTTCAACACCCGATGGTAAGAAAGCTTTGCTGTCTGCTCTTTCTAAAGTAGATCCTATTTCTGCTGTAAAGATGAGTGAAGCTTTTAGACAAGAAGCTTTAGACGCTCCTAAAAGAGCTGCTGACCTTGCTCGTATTGAAGCGCAAACAGCGGCTGCTAAGGCTCAAGCAGCAACTCGTAACCTTTCTTTTCAGGAAAGAAGACCAGTTCTACATCCTATTACAGGAGAGCCTACGGGACAGACAACTCTTGTTACTCATACAATGACTCAAGTATGGGACGAAAAAAATAATAAATGGACTATTCCTGAGGAAGTTAAAAATACAGCTGCCAACGCAGGTATAACAGATGAAAAGCTAGAAGAAGTAGCAAATCAAGAAGTTATTGATTATTTCGTAGATGAGAAGGGAAAGACTCGCGTTGTTCTTAATAAGAAAGGTCAATTTTTTGATGTGACGTCAGGAGAAGAAATAGAAATTACTCCTGAAACTTTAGACAGTTGGACAGAAAAAAAAGTTGGAGAAATAGGGAAAGAACCTGAGCTTCCTAAGCCTCCTGCAGAATCTGCTGGAGCTGTTGTTTCTCCTCAGACAAGCAAAAAGGCTGAGTCTATATTAAGACAAAGTAATGGAATGCTGACTGATCCTGTATTTGCTCCTTACATGAATAGGTAATCTAATGGCACAACCACGTCTAGTTAGACACCCCGTTGTTGGTGATGTTCTAGTTCCTGCTGACATAAAATACAGTGAGATAGATAACTATCTTATTGAACAAGCTGCTAAACAGTTGCCAGAAGAAAGTTCTGTAGAGGTCTTCTTTGACCAAGCAGGTGAGGGTTTCTTTTCTTCTATGCGCGGTCTTAGCCAGCTTGCTGATGAATATGCAGGAACAGACATAGGGTTTGACAACACCTATGAAGAAGAGTTTATGAACCGTGTCCAGCTCAAGCAAAGTCCTTGGGCAGGATATTCTGGTTTACTTCTTGGTAGTGTTGCTGATCCTGTTACATTACCTGCAGCTTTCTTAAAGCCCTTAACTTTTGCATCTAAAGTAGCAACCGCAGGTGCTAGAGGCGCTGTTGTTGGTGGAACTGCTGGAGCTTTAGAGCCTGTATACGAAGAGTTTGGAGACAGTCGAGCATTAAATATTGGTGCTGGTACTGTCTTAGGTGCTGGTCTCGGAGCAGGCGCAACTAAGCTTCTATCTAGAGGTGACGATGTTGTAAGCAAAATAACTGAAGACACTGCAGCCAAAGTAGAAGAAGAGATATTAGAAGAAGCTCCTGTACCTAACTTTAAAAGTGACGATGAGATTAAGGCTGAGACCTTCGAGGTTGTTCAACAAGACCTAAGAACGATGGCGTTTAATAAGCTTCCAGAAGATGAGCTTAAAGCTATTGAGGCAGGAAAGGCACAACTAACAAAGCTTGTTACAGACACTGAAGAAGAGATTCAACGCTTTCAAGACTTCACTAAGAAGGGTACACCACCTACAGCAAAACAAAAGAAACAGAATGAAAACTATGTTAATAGTTTGCTGTCTAGACTTGGCGAATACAAAGATAGAGTTGAAGGTTTAGATAAGCAGTTAAGCCTAAACAAACTCTACAGCGATGCTGATCTTGAGTTAAAGAACCTTAAAAACCTAGACAAGATCAACGAAGCTAAAGCCAAGTTAGAGGCTAGAGTTAAAACTCTCGAGGCTAGAGTAATTGAAAGCAAAAATAAAAAGATGGATGCGAAGAGTCAAAAGGCTTTAGAGAAAAAACTCAACAAAACTAAAAGAGAACTTGACAGCTTTTATGCTCGGACAGCTACACCAACGTATCAGAAAATTGTAGATGCTCGTCTTGCTGAAAACGCTAAACGAAAAGAAGAGTATACTACAAAGCTTGAAGAGTACAAAGCGAGACAAGCAGAGAAGCCTGTCGAGCAGCCTACTGAACCAGCTCCTCCAAAGACAGAGGAAGATCTTGTAGAAGATTATGGTGTTCGTACTGGTCTAGAAGCTCGAGGAACTTCGGTAGGTTCTGCAGAAGCAAGACCGTCTGCTGTGTTTGCTCAAGAAGCTGGAGAAGGTGTAGACACACAAGCTCTTGTAAAGTCTGTAACAACTAGACAGAAGGTGGCTGATGAGGATCTTGTAGGAGATGAAGGTTTTAATCTTAGTCCTACAGAACGGTTTAGACAAGCCTTCAGAAGAATAGCATCTAAAGAGCAGATCGCTAAGATCAGTGGAGTTGTTGATGGTAAGTATACTGTCGAGGGTATACAGAAGCTAGCCAAAGAATTAGAAAAGAAAATAGGACAGAGCTACGACAGTCTCATGGACTTTGTACAAGATCGTGTAGACTCTCGTCAGATGTTTAACGCTCCAGAGATGGAGCTACTACAGCCTTTGTTTGATGAAGCAGAAGCTGCAATACCTGCTACCATGACAAGAATTAGAAAGCTTATTAGAAGCGATAACCTAGATAGCCTTGAAGGTTTAGAGGCAATTCAGGATTTGCAGTTCTACAACTACATTGGTAATATTAGACTTGATCAACGTGCTCAAGCCTCAGCTGCTCTCCGTCAGTATCGAAGAGCAAAGAACATACGTAAAGGTCAAGACACTACAGTCAAGAAAGGCAAGCCAGTCGATAACTTATTCTTAGGGTTGAAGTGCTAATGGGTAAATTTCTTAGTAACGCTTGTATGGATAAAGCAGAATCTCTAGTAGATGCTACACATGATTTATTAGATGACAAAGCCACTGTCGAGGCAGTCCGTGCTTCTCTTAAGAATGCTTCTCGAGTACAAAGAGCTAGAGAGATTGGCTTAAGTTTTGTTATCAACGGATACCTGTCAGGTACTATGACACCTGCTGCTAACGCAGCCTCAGTTATGCTGCAAAGCATACTACGTCCTATGACCTATGCTATTGGTTCTCTAACTGACGGTTTAAAAATAACCAAAGGTGATAGATCTATCCGAGACTTGGGAGCTATTACGCAGGCTATGCTTGAGGGCTGGGGTGCAGACATGATGTACCTCAAAGCAGGATGGTCTAGCGGAAAGCCTCTTGATATTAAAACAGAAGTAACTCGAATAGCTAATGCTAAAAACATATCAGCAGCTGAAGCAAGACGAACAATTATTGATGCTGCTTCTCGTGCTTTTGCAGAAAGACAAATAGCAAAAGGATCTAAGCAAAGTCCTCAAGAATTAGCTGACGTATTTAAAAATACAAAAAGAAGTCAGGAAGAGATTGATCAAATTATTGAGTCTTTCTTGGGAGAGAACTACGACTATATTACTAACTCGCATCCAAGCTTAGGCATTATCAACATACCTACAAAAGTATCTGTAGCTGTGGACGAGTACGGTAAAGCTCGCTTTCGTAGAATGAAGATAGCTGAAATGGCTGCTCGTAAGGCACGTAAAGACGCTAACGAAGGTAAAGGCAGATACGCAGATCTTTATAAGCAGTATCAGAAGGAGTCGCTAGAGGGTATTGATCCTGAAGGAAAGCGATACAAAGACATTCAAGCTTCCTTTACAAAGCTAGAGAGTAACTTAGCTAAAGTCTTTGGCGCTGATGAAAACGATATGCTTCCTTACGAAACAGTCAAGGAGTTTGCACTAGACAACACCTTCCAGTCTCGCCTACATGGTTCAGTAAACAAGATTGCTAAGCTACGGCATGGTGACAGCTGGTCAGGTGCAGCACTAACGTACTTCATTCCTTTTATGAAAACACCTTGGAACATTATTAAAGAAGGCTCGACCTATGTTCCTGTAGTTCCTGTTGTGTTTCGACCTAAGTATATTTCCAAAGGTGAAGTAGTGCCCATGACCAAAGAAGAACTAATACCTAGACAGATTCTAGGAGGTTCTATGTTTCTTGGTGTCATGGCTATGTATGAGAATGGCTACGCTACAGGTAACCCTAGAGATGCGCAGGAAGCGCAGGAGTGGAAAGACAAAGGTATACAACCTAACTCTGTATTGATAGGTGACACTTGGGTTCAGCTCTCTCGTCTTGAGCCTATAGCAACTGTGTTTGGTTTAGCTGCAGATTTGAAGAAGGCTTGGGAAGAATACAACAATGACCCTCGCCCAGAAGAAGACAAAGACTTTATGGGTGATACTGTTGTTGGTATTCTGTCAAGCTTAAAGACAAACATTCTTCAGAAAACATTCATGGAAGGTTTCGCTACCATGTTTGATATGTTGTCAGAGCCTGATAAAAACTACAAGACATTTACCAATACAGCACTAAGACCTCTAACACCTGCTCTGTTAAACGAAGTTGGTCGTGTTCTTGATGAGCACGAGAGACAGGCTACAGATATGGGAGAAAGATTACAGCAGCGAATACCGTTCTTTAGAGAGCAGTTACCTGTTGAGTACGGGGCTTATGGTGAAGCAAGAAAGACAGATGTTCAACAAGCTACTACAGGTTTTGCTACTAAGAAAGACTCTGAGAGGACAGCTTTACAGCGTGAGATAGAAGATGTTGGAGTATCTATATCAAGACCGCAGAAGAAGCTGAAGAATGTTGAGCTTACTAATGAGCAGCTCGGAGAGTATAGAGAAATATCTGCAGACTTTACCACTAAGTACTTAAATGCTGTGATAAATTCTCAAGGTTATAGGACTGCTCCTAAGTCAGTACGGAGAAGAATGTTGGAGCAAGCTTCTAACAAATCTAAGACAGCAGCTAGGAATAGATTCTTTGCTCTCTTGTACAGACAAGACCCTGAGTTTGCTAGGAAGTTTATGAACGAAGAGATCATCAGACAAGGCGCTGAAGATATAGTAGAACTAAAAAGCCCCTCACAATAGAGGGGCTAGTTAGGTTAATCATGATTAACTTACGCTATCTCACAAGCTCCACCAACACACGCTAGTTCTTGTGACCCTTCAGTAACATCCTCCTGTTCATTCAAGTCCCAGTTAATCTCCTCAGGCATAGCCTTTACGAGTTCTCTGTATTGCTCTTCCGTAATTGTTTCATATGGTGCTTGCTCATAGGTATGATTAGAGTAAGGCAAAAAGCTAACACCACTAACACTATCGAAATTATTATATAACCAGTTACCAATAGCAAGGAATTCACTGTCTCTATAATAAACTGTAATAGACGGCTTATGCTCACACCAATGCTCCTGATACATAGTCCATAGTTCAAGCTGCTCCAGTCCTGTCTGCTCTGAGGCTATCACAGCGCCCTCAGGAGCCTTCTTAACGAAGGAGAATACCTTGGTAGTGGGTGATAGGTTATCGTTCTCTACAGGGACTCCTGCGGCCTCTAGGACACTACATAGTGGGTCACGTGAATCAGCCCTAACACGGCGAATATAGTGCTCAGCAAATCTACCGTGGATACCACTAGCAGAGTCCACCAACTGCGAGACTGTACCAGATGGCTTAACGCACGTGATTGCAGCACTTTGGTTGATGCCCAGTTTCTTAGCCCATTCTTTATTGGTTGTTATAGCTTCATCCTTAAGCTCCTCTAATACTTGAGATAGTGGTAATCGTTTACCGTTGTTGAACCACAGCCCTCCATCCTCCTTCATAGCCAATACAGGGTGGTCAAGAATCCCTGTCATGCTTACTCCCAAAAGAGCTTCCTCTTCTGTGTTTTCCTTCCACTTGCGGCGAAGGTATCGGAAGTCTGTGAGGGTAGCTTGGAGAGTTCCAAGGATACTTGCAACTCGTACCTTCCTTCGCAGAGACTCGTATGTGTCGTCAGCCCTGACAACAACTTCTGACAGGTTACAAAATTGGTTGGGTCTGAGGATAATTTCTGAGCAAGGATTTGTGCCAAAGTCCCAGTTGCTATCTCGTCTACCGTTTTTCTCAGCTTGTTTCTGACTTGCCACTCGACTAAAGATACCTCGTTCGCCTGATCGTGATTCATATAAACTGTTCCACTCATTTAGAAATGCTTCAAAGTCTGGCTTCTCAGTGTAGCAAGCACTGTTGTTAGCGAGACCTCGTTGGGGTTCATCTACCCACCACTGTCCGTGCTTCGCTCTGCGGAGGCGGTCGTCTGTGAGGTTGCTGAGGCTGATGAGGGCTGAGCGTCTGACTCCTCCGACAACCACAATCTGAGCGATTTTGCAGCAGATATCATGGCATTCAATACTACTAAGTTTACGTCCTGCAGCTTTCTTGAACACTTCGACTGTAAATTTGAAGAGGTCAACGAGAGGTTCAGCGCCGCTAGCTCGTCCTCCAAAAGTTTTAAGAGTTGCTCCTGCTGGTCTGACCTTTGAGACATCCCAAGACGGTAACTGACCGCTGTAAAGTAAGCTGACAAGTTCTCGATAAGCCTTTGCCCATCCGATTTTGCTGTCGCTGACTGTGATGACTGTTTCTGTTTCATGAAAGTCCTCCGAGACTTCAGGTAGTTTAGATACGTACTGGCGCTCTACAGAAAAACCAACACCCGTGCCACACATGAGTATGTACATCATCTCATCAAATGCACGGGGATGATCAATAGGTAGATAGCTACAGTTAAAGCCTGCTACGTTGTCACGGTCTAGTGCTTTACCTGCAGTCATCAACGCTCGCATGGAAGGCATGACTTCAAGGTTCAGGATAGTGTTGTAGACCTCATCGTAGTCTTTGCCTGTGAGCTGTCCACGCTCTTTGAAGTAGTCACAGTAACGCGCTACAGTCTCAGGCCAATCCTCACGGCGTTGTTCTTCTGGAATGTAACGTGCATAACGTGACTTGTGAATGTACTCTTGATATGAATCCATTGGTGCTCCTTAGTGTATTGTTGTTTGTTCTGGGTTGTTTAATATTGACCACTTCATTAGGTCAAACATTAGAAATAATTCAGCCATGGGCATGTCAGTAGCGATCTGTGCAAGACCGTCATCATCCTCTGTGATTAATATGAAACTACCTTTGGACTTTGTGTCTTGTACAAGGTTAGCTGTAGCCATCGCTAACTTTTCCACCAAGGGTGTCTCTTCACCTTTCTTACCGAACTTACCGTCTACTACTTTCATAACCACACCTCATTAATTAAACCATACGCTAACATTATACTACACATTACTATCACAGTCAAGTACCATGCTATTTTTCTTTTCTTCATTTCTCACCTTCTGGCAATCTTTGCAGTAATGCTCTACGTCTTTGTGTCGCACACCGTAAGCCAGAATGACGCTGCACTGGTTACAGAGTAATGCGCCACGACCACCGTTAAACTTCACGATTGCGTGCCTGTACTTTGTCATCACTCACCCTCCTGCTCACTTAACTTATTATCTATGTACCTCAAATTATCGTGACCTTGTAGGTATATGACTCGTTGCTCCAATAGCTTAATGCGTCTATTCTCTGCTTCTAGCTCTTGGATATACTCCCAAGCCGCTATTGCCACTTCATCTTCAAGCAACGGGCAGTCGCCTTCAAGATGCTGTCTGGCTCGCTCTGCTTGTACTCTTAGTTCTTCGCGTTGATAGTCATGTAACATCACTCACCCCATTCGCTTATCATGTTGTGCTGTTGTTCGCTTATTAGGTGCAGGCACTCGCTTTCGCTTTATCCTGCGTTATCTGCCCTCCGCGCGGTTGGGTAGCTTATAGGAACTACCCGTGGGGCTTACAAAGTGGGTCTTCTCGGGCTAAGCGTGCGGGGTGTTGTTTGTAGTAACCCCGCTTGATGCGCATCACCGCGAATTCTTTAGAATAGACACTCGTCTTTATCGCCGTTATCCATGGTTTGGCAGGGCCTGTCGAGTTCGTCTACGGGATAGCTACTTCCCTGCGACTGGCTAGGACAATTACCGTTCACGCTTGGGCGAACCACACTGAACGCAACCCTGAGTGCCTATTCTAAAAAATTGGGACTGTCTTTTAGTTGGCCACGGCGCAGTCATTCCGTTTAAGTATACTCCAATGTCCAATTTTGGCGATTTGGTGTACACATAGACATCCTCATGTCTAAAAACTGGGACTTTATGGACACTTTCTGCACATTGTTAGTATATATATCCCACTTTCCTGCGCCTAACGATCGCCCCCACTACCTTGTATAACTCCACGAGCCTGTCGTGACTTCAGCTTCTCAATATTAAAGATTGCTATATCCTCTAGCTTAACACCTTGGTCTGCAGCAACGTTAGCTAGATTCCACAGTACATCACCAAGCTCTGACACCACCTTAGTACGATCAATGTCAACAGCATCCCCACGTAACAGAGGCTTGACAAATAAGTCAGCGGCCTCTGCAGCTTCAATCATGAGTGACGTTACAGGGTACAAGCGGTCTGTGTAGATTGCTGTCTTTTGTGCTTGTTTTTGATACTCATTAAAGTCCATTCTCTACCTCGTCCACCGCTTCAATCATTCTGTCTAGATACCACTTAGCCTTCTTTAGATCCTGTACAGGGTGTTCCTTGTAGCGCCAGCGGTGAAGGTACTTCAGCGTGTTTCCTTCACAGTACTCAATAAAACCCTCACCCAACTGCTGTTTGATATAGTCAATGGCTTCAATGCCTCCAGTGTTGTAGTGTTTGGGTTTCGTTACTGCGTCCCACTGCTCTGGTGTTGCGTCATTCAATCTCGTCATCGTTATATATATCCTCTACTTCTAATTCATCTTCAAGGTAGTCACGCTTTGCTTCAATAAAATCTTCAAACCTATACACGATATCTTCTGATGATATCTCAAGTACCTCCAGCAAGTCAATCTCTGGCAGTAACTTTAGTTTGTCACACAGATCCTTGAATGTCATGACGCATCCTTACCATACTTCTTACGGAGATAATTAATGGATACAGGTAGCTCATCAAAACTACCGTTGTTTACTTCGTTCAACATCCAGATACCTGACCAGCTGCCGTTTGTCTGTGGATTCAAGTACTCTTCCTCGTGTTGATAGAAGATACCAGCAAACAAACCAGTAATGTTAGCGCCATCTGCACGTCTTGCATATGCTATGTCACGGTCTTGCACATGGCCTTGCACACACGACATCATCTTCTTCTGTAGCAACAGCTTTGCATTCGTTACAGGTCTACCCATCACACCTGAACAGAAGTAGTGACAGTAGGCTATACCATCAATAACGATTGGCTTCAGGAACGGTACAACTTTCCAGCCCATCTCAGGCAACATCAGATCGTCATAGCTCATCAAACCTTCTAACTTTGCATCAGACTCTATCGCTCTCTCAATGCGTTGCTCGTGGTTGCCAAGTAGGAACACCATCTTAGGTTGCCACTGCTTCTTCTTGTTGATACGGAGGCGCTCACGCTCTGCTCTGATAGGCTCTAGGAATGCAAGCATAGCATCAATACCAGCTTCTACATCTTTAGTGTATCGCCTACCTTCAAAGCTCTTCTTGCCTACGTCATAGCTGGACAGGCTTGGCATGTCCCAGTGATCACCTAAGTGTACAATCACGTCAGGCTTCTTGTCAGCAGCGTACATACCTGCCCAACGTAGGTGGTCATGTTTGCCATCAGGTTTGACCTGTGTGTCAGGAATGATTAAGTGTTTCATTTATGTCTCCACTTGTTTGGTACAGTCTCTGGGGTGTAGAAAGTGAAACCATTCTTATTTGCCCACTCCTCCATCGTATACTTAGTCCCGTCTGCTCTCTTTCTTGCAAACGGCATTGCAGTTCTCGGATTCTGGAATACAAATACCAGTTCATGAACAAAGTCAAAGTCAACAGTACGGTTAAGACTATCTCTAACATCGACATACTTCTTAGCCTCGTTCCTATCTCTGAACCTACCTTTGACTTCAATGTACGTTAAGATCTGCTCTTCCTCATCAAAGTATACAAAGTCAGGCTCATAAGTTCTACGTTGTATATACGGTATACGCTCTGTGTGGTACTGACATTGCCTGAGTTCTTTAGAGAGATCAAACTCTAACCAACTGTCAAACCCCTTCGGTATGTTCTTCCTTGACCGCTTCTTCATTGACCTCTTCCTTGGTTGGTGGTGTCCAGATCTGCCCTTCATACCTCCTGAGCCACAATAGGATACCATTCTCTACAGCCCTCTCTTCACTACCTAACTTCTCAACACAGATCTCAAACATCTCACGCTCTGTCTTGCCCTCTAACAACTTCTTAGCTCTGACAGCACCGATACCTTTAACACCAATGATGTTATCAATACGGTCGCCTGTTAAGAATTGCATGTAGAAGTTAAGTGTCCCCTGCATGTTGCTAATGTAGTACTGTTGTTTCTTGACAAAGTTATAGTGCCATCCTTTCACTTGGTCAAAGTCTTTGTCAATGCTAACAATCCAGCACTCATCACCTAACTCAGTGGCTCTGATAGCAATAGCATCATCAGCTTCTTCACCCTCAACAAGTGTTGCTCCAATCTCCAGCATGTACTCACGCAGTGCATCGTAGTGTACAGGTCTTTCACCTTTTCTATTGCCTTTGTAAGGCTCTGTGACTGCGTAGTCGTTACGGTAGTTGGTCTTGCCTGTGATGAATAGTTCAAAGTCTTCGGTGTTGAGTTCCTCGCAGATGGTTTGGATAGTCTCGCCCAGCATATGCCGAGCGAGAGCAAAGTCCTCATCATTATAGGCGAACCCTATCCTGTATGTGAGGATGTCACCGTCAATGAGAGCGATCACAAAGCTTCCTCACCTGCCACTACAGGATTTGGGGTATACTCGATTACATCAGTCAATGTAAGACCTCCAATCTTAATACCGATAGCCCAACCACTGCGCTTAGTGGGTGCGTGTGTCCACTGGTAAGCCTCTGCTTTAACGTCAGCTTTAGAACCATTCGCTACCATCCCTTCAAAGACACCGCCGTCTTTTAAGTATGGCGTGATTGGAAACTTAGCAGACTTAGCAGTAACGAAGTAACCACGATCATCGCCTTTGGTGCGGACGTTTAAACCAATGTCTTCTAGCACACCTACCTGCTCTTCGTTGAGCTGGCATAGGTCTACCTGATACTTGCCAGACATAGTGTTAGGCTCTGCAAGAGATGCCCAGTAAAGTGTTACGTTGTTTAGTTCTACAGGTACTTTGTTCATAAAGTATTCTCCTAAAGGTTAATCATGATTAACTTCTTGATATGCTATATATTATACAGCAAAAAGAAGTATATGTCAATGCGTATCATACCAACTATTACCAATTTTAGACTCAGCGTCTACGCGAACCCTGAACCCTAACTGCTTCCCTGCTTGAGTGGCAGACTCTTCCATGATCTTTGCCACCGCTACTGCCGCTTCCTCTCTTACCTCCATTTGTATCTCATCGTGAACGAATGCTACCTGCTTTACAGTATAGCCTAGACCTGCGTTGTTGAGTCTCTTGTGTAACTGAACGCACCACTGCTTAGCTATGATTGCACCACAGCTTTGGAGTAGCGTGTTGAGTGCTGCTCTTTCTGATCTGATGTGTAGTCTTCTACCGTCAAGACCTTTGATGTGTCCTGCTCTTGCAAGACTACCCACCAGCGTCTGGAGTTCTCTAAGCTTTGGCGTGTTCGCATAGAAGTTCTCAAGTATCTGTTCACCTTCCTTTGCACCTCCTCCTACAATTGATCCAATCTTTGCAGCACCTGCACCGTAGAGTGTAGCATAGATCATAGTCTTTGCCATGTTTCTCTCAGGCAATCCTGCGGCCTTCTGATTCTTGGTATGGATGTCACCCTCAAGTAGCTCCTGTGTCCACTCATCATCCTTCATGTAGTGTGCTAGACAGCGCAACTCAATACCACTCAAGTCACAACCAACAAGCTTGTAACCTTCAGGCACTACCCAGAGACTGCGACACTCTGCGCCATACGGACTAGACACTGACGGTATTTGTCCCATGTTGGGACTACTGTGTGTCATGCGTCCTGTTACAGCACCATTACTGATCACTCTACCATGTACTCTGTTGTCGTCACCTGCGGCATTGATCCAACTATCAACAAGACCAACACGCTTCTGTAACATTAAGTACTCTGCCACCAGCTTAGCCTCTGGCAGGTCTATATCAGCCAGTGTGCCTTCATCAACTACAGGTCTGCCTGTCTCTGTCACGCGCTTCCACTTCACACCAAGACTCTCAAGCCTCTTAGCTACCTGCTGGCGTGAGCCTACGTTGAAGACCTCAACATGATCCTTGAGGCGCTTTCCTGTCTTCTCGCTCCAGCGTTCAGTCACGATAGGTGGGAAGGTATCCTGCATCTGCTCTTCAATCTCAGCCATGCGAGCCTTGAGCATAGTCAGTAGATCTGTAGCACCTCGAACATCCAACAAGAATCCATTGCGCTCTTGCTTGCACATCTGTATTGCTACAGCGTGTTCAAGATCAATGGACTGCTGAGAGAAACCAAGGTTGTCTAGCTCACCAACAAGATGGTGATATAGATCGTGAGTAAGATCAACATCACGTTTACAATACTCGACCATCTCTTTTGAATAGCCTGCCTCAAAGTCATCAAAGTCAATCTTACCATCATCACCTCTCAATCGCTGTCCCCATGCCTTGAGTGAGTGACCGCCTTCAATGTCAGGTTTATACAAACGAGACATGACAAGCGTATCAATCACCTGAGATGGGTAGAGTGTTATATCCCAGACATCACGCAATACAGGAGCATCAAAACCAATACCATTGTGCATGACAACAGGCGCATTGCTGTTTAGGTACTCTTGAAAGAAGGTGTTATTGTCCTCAGTCCAGACTTTAAACCCATCAGCTTCGGAATACGTAACAGCACACCAAATAGTGTCATGCGCTAGGTTAGTTTCAATGTCCAATACAATCACAAGTTGTCCTCTATGTTGTGTTCGCTCATTCTACCAGTACCCAGATCGTATAGCAAGTCACACGCCTTACCTGTGATACCACTAAAGCGATTCTTCAGCACCCTAACGTGTGTGGTGTTGCGTACTATAAGATCATCAGCTTGACCGTTACGCTCTAGTCCCAACACCATGTCACTAAGCTGTGCAATCGCGCCACTTCCCCGTAATTGCGACAAACTAGTAGCGCTACCTTCCTCGTGACCTTTGCCGTCAGGTCTCTTCAGATGGCTCACACAGATCAAGCCTATGCCTGTCTCCTGCACAAGCATGCGTAGCCTTGTCATTATCTCATCAATGGCCTTACGCTCGTCACCAGAGCCTTGTGCAGACACGACAATCGAGATGTGATCCAAGAAGATATACTCGCACCCAAGACCTTTTGCGAGATAACGCACACGATTAATAATATTATCGACAGTTGTGCTACCAAAATGATCAAACAGGTAGAGACGATTTGTTCCAAGAGTTTTCTCATAGGCTGTAATCTTTTCATCATCGCTTGCTTCACAGTCTGGTAGGTGCAGTGGCTTGTTAGCGGCCAGCGACATGATACTCAGACCTGTTCTGCGTGTACTCTCCTCTAAAAATAATAAGCCAATGTTATCCTGAGTCTTCTCAAGAATATGCCATACAATCTCACGCACAAATTGAGACTTACCAAGCCCAGAACCTGCAGTTATGGTAACTAACTCACCCTTTCGGATACCGTAGGTTAATTTGTTTAGGCCTGTGAAAGGATACATTACATCACTAGCCTCGACAGGCTTCATCACTAGATCAAACAAGGTACTGCCTTGAATGATACCGTCAGGAACAAACTGATCAGCCGCCCACCAAGCATCACTAAACTCTTTACCAAGGTTGTCAACAAGGTAGTCGCAAGCGTCCTTGATGGGGATGTTGTTGATGCTGGGACGATGACGCATGATGCGAGACTTAGCCCCAAACAGCTCAGCTACTTCGTTGGTAGCTTTCTGTCCTGCCTCATCATTATCAAAACAGATCACAATAGAATCAAAGCTGTCGAGCCACTCGTATTCTTTCTTGCAATCCTTCAATGCTGATGCAGCACCATTACGGATAGACACAACAGGCCACTTAGATCCCAACATCTGGTATGCCGCGAGAGCGTCCATCTCACCCTCAACAACAGTAACAAACTTGCCACCTTTCTTGAACAAGTGCTGTCCGTACAGTGTCGCTTGCTTCCACTCACCATTGATGCTGAATGACTTGTCTGGTGTCTTGATCTTCTCGGCCACAGCAGATCCAGTGTGGTCACGATATGTAAAGATAAGGTTATTACTATCGGTAACACAGCCGTAGGTGCGACAGGTCTCTGCACTGATGTTACGTGACGGTATAGACCTGAATACTCCATCACTCTTAGGTTCAAACTTAACTACTGTATTCACAACAAGCTCTCCTACGCTGTCTACTTTACGTCTTGTTTGGCAAACAAAGCAATGACTCCAACCATCATCGTTTACAGCGAGACCGTCACTACTACCACAATCATGGCATGGTTGATGTGTTTGTATAAAAGACACGTGGTTCTCTCCTCAACATAGTCTTGATTACTCTAAACGCATTAGCGTGGTGCGGGTCTCGACAATGCTCTTCCATCAAATCAAAAAACAAGTCAAGATCAACATCTTCTGCAACACGAGCAGCTTCCATTAACGTATGGTAGCGATGTGCTTCCAACATATCTTCATAACCTTCCATAACAGTACTCCATAGGTTAATCATGATTAACTTCAGTTGGTAAAGATAATAATAAACACTAATAACTCTACCACTCACTGACATACTATATAGTATACAGGACAAACCAAACTCTGTCAAGACTCAAGTGAAAATAAATCATCAAGGTCATCGTAACGTATGTCGAGTTCAGCATGATCCATCTCTGTCAATAGATCTTCACGTTCTGTTGTGTGAATATTTCTCTTGACATAACTGTAACAGTGATTACACATATCAACAAACTCTTGGGTATCAGCATACTTTCTAGTGGCTTCGAAGTCGGTCAAGCCTTCGTTACAAATAACACACCTCATAGCTCACCCTCTTGCTGAAACTGCTCAAGCTCAGCATTAAACAGTTTAAAGATTAGTTTACCTGCTTTCTCAGCATCATTGTTAAACCAACACTGAAAAATATCATCAGTAAACTTGTCAATCCCTGCCACTGTGTCGTAAAAATACTCACCAGTGTAGCATTCTAAGCGTGCCTGAGAGTTGGTATTCATCAAATCAATAAAACCATTTTCAGCACAATCACGACAAAGTACCGTATCTTCGACACTAAAGTGCTCACAATCCCTGCAAACTTCATATCCACTCATAATCATTTACTCCTTAATTTAAAAAGGACACGAGTTCTAATAGAGCCCTATTAGAGATGATGTCCTTTATTCTCTCCAATCTTCATCACTAAACCAAATGACAAATATGCTAATCATTACACCAAGAAAAATCATATCATAAATATCAGGCAGCATACACAATTCTCCTACCAGTCCAGTACATATTAACACCTTTTACTTTCCAGTCAAGTCGTTTCTGTTCGTAGTAATTACGATAAGCAACAATGGCATTGGTATCTTTGCACTCGTCAGGCATACACTGTGGCGGGTCTGTCCACTCAATGCTGGGAATGCCTCTAGGAGGCTTTGAGAGAGCTTCTGAGCAACGTTCCCATGTTTTGTGTACCCTACCATACCTAAAGGTGTACTCGTCTGAGAGAGCCTTTAAGAGCCTGTAGAGCCATCGGTACTGATAACGACCAGATCTAGCCCAAACAGCACTCGGGTGGTTTTTGTGTGTAACTTTGTACGGAGCTGTACCACCAAGCTCGTGATGAGCTGTAGATAGTAACTGTGCATACTCGATTATCATTTTGTTGACGTGCTTGTCGCAGTGCATTTTAGCGCACTGCCATACGTCCCTGTGTAGATAGAATATATTCATTTGCTAAGCTCCTCAGTTTGGCCTGTATGTCATAAAGGTCTTGTCGTGTGGTGTCTTCTGGATCATCCAACAGACATGCAATGTCAAGCTCTAAATCTGTGATTCTTTCTAAAATGCTCATACTGTTACTCTCCTCTAGTCCTCACCAAAGAAATCGTACCATTCCTCAGGCGTGATACCAGTCTTGATAAACTCACGCTGTGCAGGCGTAAGGTTTGGAAAGGCATCCTGTAGTAGAACGCCAAAGTTTTCGTAAGCATACAATTGTTCAGGCGTGATGTCAAGCTCCATCTCATGCGCCTCATCGGTCAAGCTACTAATCCGCATTACCAACATCGGCAACCTCCTTTGGTAAATAGTTTCTGATCATACTCTCGTACGATTCAGCCGCAAGTGTATAGGCCTGAGCTTTGCCTTTGAAATAGTCATCCTCTGTCTCGACAAAAAGCTCAGTGTTTATGCTACTCAGCGATCTGAATGACTCAACTTGTCCTTCCAGTAAATATCTCATTGTGTCTGCATTCATGCTACCACCTCGTGTGTGTCAGGTTCAAATAATTCTATGTTGTACTGCACCAAATAACTACGCTGTCCGTTCAAAGCGCGAAGCACCAAATCATCATTAGCGTAGACATAGTATGCACCGTCACGCTTCTCAACGTCAAGAGCATTGGCTCGACACTCTCGCAAAGTTTTTTGCAGCGTTCGCTTAGCCATGATTGTGCTTTTTGTGGGCTGTAATACTTTCTGTATCATAAAAATCTCCTTGGTTAATCAGTGATTAACTTACAATAAAAATGTGTAGTGAACTTCGCTGACATGATTGCCATCAATCCACCGCTTAGACTTGGTAGACAGGTAGTCACACCAAGCATTCCAGAGGTGTTCTGTGCCTATAGTATGACACAGGTCAACATACTTTTCAATGCGTTTACGCTTGAGCGCAACAGACTTGACAGATTTAGCAAGGGTCAAATCACGTATATCAATATTGTACATGCGAATATTATGCACATCAATACAGCCTACTAACCCTGCACAAAGCTGACACAAGAAACCTGCTTTGGGCAAACCCAAACCATCAATGCGCAAGAATACTTGCATCATCGAGACAGCCTTGTCGAAGTCTGTTTTGTTACTGTTAAGCACAGCCATAAACTGACTGTACAGAAAATGCTTGTGAGTCTGCAAAAACAAATAAGTTTTGCGCTTGTTACCCCACAAAAATCTACTGTCAAGTTTATTCTCTCGAACATCATCGAGTTGATCACCAACAAAATACCAATTCTGTTGAATGCTGAGCACCACCATTAAGGCGGTGTCAGCAAAGTTGTCAGCATTGCGTTGAGCAAATGCATTAATCTTTGGGTTGTGTGTCTGAAACATTGGATGCCTCTACTTGTTCTTGACGCAAACGTATGTTGCAGGTTTGGTTGGGTGGCGATACAAGCTGTAACGCCCTCGCATGTAGTTAGAGCAAGCTTGTTGCGTTCGAGCATAGTCAGCTTTATCGACTAAGAACCAATGACCAACATCCATTGACTCGAACAAATCACGCCACTGTGACCGACCAGATTTGTGATGAAGCTGTGCAGGTGGTCGCTGATATTTTACTACTTTGAAGTTAAAAGTTTTCATTGTCAAAATCCTCTTAATTTTGTTAATCATGATTAACCTAGAAATAAACGAACCAAAGCGTACGCGAATGTTCCCACGTACAGACCTAGTATACCAATAAACAGACAAAAGTCAAGTACTTTTAATTTGACCAAATCACGGTTGCGGGTTGCTCCGCGAAGTTTAAGAATGAACATAAAATTTCCTCGATAAAATGCCCACCGAAGTGGGCGAATATGTGTGGACTGGATGGATTACTTGGCGGCCTTCGCCAGCTTGGACAGCTCGGCTATTGCCTTCTGGATGTCTGACGCGCTGGCTCCAGAGTCAGCGAATGACTGTGCAAGCTTTGCAAGCTTCGAAGTCATTTGCTCGACCGTTGGCGCTTGGGGTGTTATGTCATCCTTGCCCGCGTCTACATCGCTTGCGTCTTTTATGGACTCTCTAGCGCCCTTGCTCAATTGCTGTAATGACTTCGCCTCACCTGCTACTCGGTCTGCTTCTGCTTTTACTTGCTCGGCTGTCCATGTTTCTTGTCCTTTTTTCCATCCTTTCGCGAATTCCAGAAAGGTCTTAATGTTCGACTTAATCACCTTCAAGCTGTCGGGATTGAATGCCTTCTGCTTGTATGCGGTCTCGAAAGCCAGCAAGTAAGAACCGATGTCTGCTGGCTCTTTGATAATGCTTGATACGCTCACAAGAATCTGCACCTCAGTCAGTGCCGCCTTGTCTTGGGCGCTTCGTGCGTTCAGATGCTCGACCGCCATAGAGTCAAGCTTGTTCGTTGATACTGTCATGGTCACTTCTCCGTTACATGGCGACATTGCCACACTGATAGATTAACAGAATGGTGACAGGGGTCAAGTGTTTTTGCTGGAGTTAATCATGATTAACCTGGTACTTGATAGTGTCTGGTGGGTACAGCATAGACTCTCACGCTGCACACTTCGAAGTGTCTGTCAAGTGTTGACATAGCGCTACAAAGATGGTACGGGGGAGGGGGGACACCAAAGGTTTCTACGTAGTGTACCTACCCAGATACAAAAAAGAAGGAAATTAGACTAGGGTTATGGCCTAAAAAGACCTCTATATAACTGTAATGTACAGTAAAGTAAACCTTTGATAACTAAAAAGAATAACTAAAAAGTCTTTGCGGCATCTCTAGGACTGCTGAAGCCCGCTGAAGTAGCTAAAAAAGGGGAGGAATAGTACACGACAGTACTGTAAAGAGTAGTGTGTGTAATATTAACATAAATTTAACTTGACTTTTGTGTGTTTTTATGATATAATATACACATACTTAAGCAACTATAGAGAACAACAGAGCACACCTTACTGGTAGAGTATAAATATTAATAATAACTTTACCAAGTTCTACCATCTCTGTTGATCTCTATAGAGCACTACAACCCTGTAAAGGATAATTGTCATGACTGATGAAACTAAACCAATAGGCAGACCCGCTAAGAGGGCTGTTGCGGCTAAAAAGAAGGGTAGTCGTGGTCAAGTTGGTAGACCTAAAGGTGATGCAGCCATCATTAACGAGTACAAAGCTCGTATGTTAGCATCTCCTAAGTCTCGTAAAGTCCTAGAGACTATCTTTGATGCAGCACTCAACGATGAACACAAGAATCAAGCAGCGGCTTGGAAGCTTGTCATGGATAGGGTGTTACCTGTTGCGGCATTTGAAAAAGATGTTGTCAAGTCAGGTGGTAAAAACGCTATCAGCATTAACATTACTGGTGTTGGTGCTACTACAATCTCCAGTGAACAAGCAGAAGATAACTACATTGAAGGAGAGTATGTTGAGTCTTAATGCCTCGCAGAGCGTATACAAGCACTTTGAACTAAGTGAATTTGATTGTCAAGAGACTGGTGAAAACAATATGTCTCCTAACTTTCTAATCATGCTTGACAAACTCCGTGAGGCCTGTGGTTTCCCCTTTGTTATCACAAGTGGCTACAGAAGCCCTCAGCACTCTTTAGAGAAAGATAAACCAAATGGTGGTGGTACGCACACCAAAGGCATAGCAGCCGACATAGCGGTCTCTGGAGGCTTTCAGCGCTATCGTATTGTTGAGGAAGCTATTAAACTAGGATTTGCTGGTATTGGTGTTGCTAAAGGTTTTGTGCATGTTGACCTACGCCACACTGATGACCCTGTTATGTGGACTTACTAATGGTTACTACTCTAGGCTCTAAAGGCTACATCCCTCAAGTTGCTGACAACGGTACGTTTGTTACTGTCATTACAGTCCCTGACGGTTATCACTGCAAAATAAACTACTTTTTTGCTGCCGCTGGTGGCTCTGTTACCGTAGATGCTAGGTGGTCTGATGGTAGTGACTACAGTTTTCTAAAAGGTAAGAACCTCAGTGCTGGTGATATTATAGAGTTTGGTGTTGGTGAAAACCAATATCTAATACTAACTGAGGGTGAGACAATAGACATTAAGTGTAGCTCTGTCAACGCTACGTTTATCATCTCTTATGAACTCTACATTGCACCCACGAGCACTATAGTACTGTAATGTCAGATTTAAATATTTCTTTGTTACCGTGGCAACAGGAAGTCTGGGAAGACGACACTAGATTTAAGATTGTTGCTGCAGGACGAAGGACAGGGAAGTCTCGCTTGGCTGCTTGGCTTCTCATAGTAAATGCCCTACAGACTGACCGAGGGCATGTGTTTTACGTTGCGCCAACACAAGGACAGGCCAGAGACATTATGTGGCAGACTTTGTTGGAGTTAGGACATCCTGTCATAGCTGGGTCGCACATAAACAACCTACAGATCAAACTGATTAATGGAGCTACAATATCATTAAAAGGGGGAGACAGACCAGAAACTATGCGTGGTGTGTCTCTTAAATACTTAGTGTTGGATGAATATGCTGACATCAAACCAGACGTGTGGGAACAGATCTTAAGACCAGCCCTAGCTGACCAGAAAGGCTCTGCATTGTTCATTGGTACTCCTATGGGGCGTAACCATTTTTATGAACTTTACAAATATGGAGAGCTATCAGGAGATGAAACTTATAGGAGTTGGCACTTTACCTCTTACGACAACCCACTACTTGACCCCTCGGAAATTGACGTTGCCAAAAAGTCAATGTCCAGCTATGCGTTCCGTCAAGAGTTTATGGCTTCGTTTGAGGCGAAAGGCTCGGAGATGTTTAAAGAAGAATGGGTTACTGTCGTAGATGACAGCACAATGGAGGGTGACTACTATGTCGCTATTGACCTTGCAGGTTTCCAAGACGTTAGCAAAAAGCGTTCAAAGAATTCAAGACTGGACAACACAGCTATTGCAGTTGTTAAAGTTGGTGAGTCTGGGTGGTTTGTTGAGAACATTGTCTACGGTCGCTGGACGCTTGAAGAAACTGCTCGTAAGATTTTTGAAGTGGTTAGAGACTACAAACCAATTAGTGTGGGAATTGAAAGAGGAATTGCTAAGCAGGCGGTAATGTCCCCTCTGACTGACATGATGAAACGTCAAGGGTTCTTCTTTCGTGTTGAGGAACTAACACACGGTAACCAAAAGAAAACAGACAGGATCATGTGGGCGCTACAGGGGCGCTTTGAGCATGGTCTTATTACTCTTGGTAAGGGTGAATGGAACAGCAGATTCCTTGACGAGTTGTTCCAGTTCCCTGACCCTCTAACACACGATGACTTAGTGGACGCTCTTGCCTACATTGACCAGTTAGCTAAAGTAGCTTATGCAGGCAACTGGGAAGAGTATGACGACTACGAACAACTTGACGCAATATCAGGATATTGATATGGAATATTACGAAGGTTTAGAAGATGCCCCAATGGTGATTGAAGAGTCACTAGAAGACTGGGTAATGCACAACTGCAACAAATGGCGTGACCACTACGAAGCTAACTACTCTGAGAAGTTTGATGAGTACTACAGGCTTTGGCGGGGTATCTGGGCTAGTGAGGACAAGACACGCGACAGTGAACGCTCTCGTATCATAGCACCTGCGCTACAGCAGGCTGTTGAGTCCTCTGTGGCTGAACTTGAGGAAGCTACCTTTGGCCGTGGTAAATGGTTTGATATCTCTGATGACCGTAACGATCCTGACGCTAGTGACATTGCTTATCTACGCAACCAGCTGCACGAGGACTTTAACAAGACTAAGATCCGCAAAGCAGTAGCAGAGTGTCTTATCAACGCAGCTGTCTTTGGTACTGGTGTTGCTGAAGTAGTTGTTTCTGAAGAAAAGGAAATGGCTCCTGCTACACAGCCCATTATGGACGGTGACTTGACTGCTGTTGGTGTCAACATTCGTGACCGTGTTGTTGTCAAGCTACGTCCTGTCATGCCTCAGAACTTCCTTATTGATCCTATCGCTACGTCTGTAGAGGAAGCTCTTGGTGTTGCTGTGGATGAGTTTGTACCTCGTCACTCTGTAGAGATGCTACAGGAACAGGGTGTATACAAGAAGACCTACCTTGGTAACGCTGCTGAGGATATGGACATTGAGCCTGATCAAGAGCTAACTCTGTATCAGGACGACAAGATTCGTTTAACTAAGTACTATGGTCTAGTACCTCGTTATCTTCTTGAGGCAGCTGAAGAGTACGAAGACCTTGGTGAAGGGGAAGAAGAGAAGTCATACTACGTAGAGGCTATCGTTGTTATTGCTAATGACGGTGTTCTACTTAAGGCTGAAGAGTCTCCCTACATGATGCAGGATCGTCCTGTAGTTGCGTTCCCTTGGGACGTAGTGCCTTCACGTTTTTGGGGTCGTGGTGTTTGTGAGAAAGGCTACAACAGCCAGAAAGCCCTTGACGCAGAGATTCGTGCACGTATTGATGCCCTAGCCTTGACAGTACATCCAATGATGGCTATGGACGCTACACGCATTCCTAGAGGCACTAAACCAGAAATCAGAGCAGGGAAGTTAATACTAACCAATGGCGATCCTAAAGAAATTCTTAATCCGTTTAACTTTGGTAACGTGTCTCAGATTACCTTTGCACAAGCTCAAGCCCTTCAAGGCATGGTTCAGCAAGCTACAGGTGCTGTGGACTCAGCTGGTATCGCAGGCAACATTAACGGAGAAGCTACTGCTGCTGGCATCTCTATGTCTCTTGGCGCTATTATTAAGCGTCATAAACGTACCCTTATAAACTTCCAAGAATCTTTTCTGTTGCCTTTTGTTCAGAAAGCAGCTTATAGGTATATGCAGTTTGAACCTGAACTGTACCCTGTCAAGGACTACAAGTTTAACGCTACAAGCTCTTTAGGTATCATTGCACGAGAGTACGAAGTAACACAGCTTGTACAGTTACTACAAACGATGCAACAGGATAGCCCACTGTACCCTGTCTTGATTCAATCAATCATTGACAACATGAACCTAAGCAACCGTGAAGAACTGATTGCTACAATGAAACAGGCTTCACAACCTAACCCTGAAGCACAACAGATGCAACAAGCTCAGATGCAGGCTCAGATGGCCTTCCAGAACGCACAGACAGCCGCTCTGGAGGCGCAAGCACAAGAGTCTTCAGCTAGGGCACAGAAGATGGTTATTGAGGCTCAGACGATCCCTCAGGAGCTTGAGATTGATAAACTTAAAGCCATCACAACAAACATACGACAGGGTGAGGAGGATGATCGTGAGTTTGAACGTAGACTCAAGATCGCTGATCGCCTACTTAAAGAGAAAGATATAGACTTGAGAAACCGAGGAGGTCAGGCAAATGGTAGTGTCACAAGCCCAGCTCAACAAAGCACTGGAGGAAATCAACAACAGTTACAGCAAGCTCTTGGAGCGATTGGCAGCGTTGGAGGCCAAGGTCAATGAGCAAGGAGAAAGACCCAAGACTAGCACGAGCAGGGGTAAGCGGGTACAACAAACCGAAGCGGACTCCGAGTCATCCTAAGAAATCCCACGTAGTTGTTGCCAAGGAAGGTGACAAAGTTAAAACCATTAGGTTTGGACAGCAGGGCGTTAGCGGTGATAAGAAACCCACAGCTAGACAGAAGTCTTTTAAAGCTCGTCATGCTTCTAACATCGCTAAAGGCAAGATGTCTGCAGCATACTGGGCTGATAAGGTGAAATGGTAACTAAAAACGGAGATAAACTATGCCAATGGTAAACGGAAAGAAATACTCATACACAGCTAAGGGCAAAGCAGCAGCTAAGAAAGCAGCAGCCAAGTCTGGTAAAAAGATGAAGACTGTGAAAAAGTAACTAAAATTTAACTTGACTTTTACTCAAAAGTATGATATAATATACCTATACTATAACATAGTATGATTGTAAAGTCAACATAAATATTCACACTGTCCCCTAAGGAGAAACAGTTAATGACACCAGAAACAGAAAAGTACTTTCGTGATCTAAATGACATGTTCCGTTCAGAAGGATGGAAGATTCTTTTAGGAGACATTCAAGCATCAGCTCAGAGTGTTAATTCAATTGAGGGTACTAAAGACGAGCAAGACCTTTACTTCCGCAAAGGACAACTTGCAGTGATGGCTAACATCCTTAATCTTGAGACTCAGGTAGCTGCTGCTCAAGAACAAGCTGAAGCAGAAGACATAGCTGATGCTGAAGATTAGAGATTTTAAATGTCCTGACGGACACATCAAAGAATACTTTGTTAGTGACGATATCGTACTTATTAGGTGCGAGTGCGGTAAAGACGCTAAGAAAGTGATCTCTCCAATCAAGTCTGTACTAGAACCTCACAGTGGTGACTTTGCAGGAGCTACTATGAAGTGGGCTAGAGACCGAGAAAGGAAGATCAAACAAGAACGGAAGGCAAACTCTTAGAGCCCTTCTACAAACTACCACTCTCCATAATGCTAAGGCACGGGGTTTAATAATGGCAGCAAAGATAATTGACGAGCGTCCTGAAGAGGATAACGTAGATACAGCAAAACTTGACACACAAGAAGAACAGTTTGAACAAGAGCCTCAACCAGAGGTAACTCAACAAGCTGAAGAAGAAGATTTACCTGATAAGTACCGAGGTAAGTCAGCTGCAGAACTTGCACGTATGCACCAAGAAGCTGAGAAGCTTTTAGGTCGTCAGAGTTCTGAAGTAGGTGAGTTAAGGAAAGTTGTTGATAGTTATATTCAGACACAACTCTCACAACAACAAGCACCACAACAGCCTGAAGATGATGATTATGACTTCTTCACTGACCCTGACAAGGCAGTAAGTAGAGCCATTGAGAACCATCCTAAGATTAAAGAAGCTGAACAGTACACTCAACAGTACAAAAAAGCATCCGCTTTAAATCAGCTTCAGAGCAAACATCCAGAGATGCAGACGATCCTACAGGACAACCGCTTTGCAGAATGGATTAAGGCATCTAAGATTAGGACTCAATTGTTTGTACAAGCTGACCAGCAGTATGACTATGAAGCGGCTGATGAACTATTCACTCTGTGGAAAGATCGTCAAACCACTGTCAAGCAAACTGCACAGGCAGAGAAAGCTGGACGGAAGGAAGCAGTAAAGTCAGCTAACACTGGCAATGCTCGTGGAAATCCAGACAGTCAGTCACGTAAGATTTATCGTAGGGCAGACATTATTAAACTTATGAAAACTGACCCTGACCGATACCAAAGCCTATCTGATGAGATCATGAAGGCATATCAAGAGGGACGGGTTAAATAGCTAACATTTAGGAGAATCTAATGGCTACTTCAACTTACCCCGCCACTGGTGGATTTGTAGATAACACTTCAGCAGCAGTCTTTATTCCAGAGATCTGGAGTGATGAGGTTATTGCTGCTTATGAGAAAAACTTAGTACTTGCTAACCTTGTCAAGAAAATGTCAATGACTGGCAAGAAAGGTGACACCATCCACATTCCTAAGCCCACTCGTGGTTCAGCGAATGCGAAGGTTGAGAACCAAGCAGTAACTGTTCAGAATGCTGTTGAGACCGAAGTAACGGTTGTTATCAACAAGCACTTTGAATACTCACGTTTGATTGAAGACATTACTGAAGCACAGGCTCTTGCGTCTCTACGTCAGTTCTACACTGGCGATGCTGGTTACGCTCTTGCTAAGCAAGTTGATGATGACTTGTTTGCTCTTGGTAAGTCTTTCGGTGACGGTGATGGCTCAGACTGGGTACACAGCAACGTTTACTACAACGATGCTTCTACTGGTACTACCGCTTACGCTGTAGACACTGTAGCAGCTGCTGACGTGTTCACTGACGCTTTCTTCCGTGACATGGTACAGAAGATGGATGATCAGGACACTCCTATGGACGGGCGTTTCCTTGCTATTCCTCCTGCGTTGCGTAACGCTATCATGGGTATTGATCGCTACGTGTCTTCTGACTTCGTAGATGGTCGTGGTGTTGTTAACGGTAAGATCGGTAACCTCTACGGTATTGACATCTACGTTACCAGCAACTGCCCAACCATTGAAACTGCTGCAGAAAACGCAGCTGGTGGTGCAGTACGTGGTGCTATCCTTGGTCACAAAGACACCATGGTAATGGCTGAGCAGCAGGGCGTTCGCTCTCAGACTCAGTACAAGCAGGAGTTCTTAGGTACTCTGTACACTGCTGACCGTCTGTACGGTACTCAGGTACTACGTCCCGAGACTGGCTTCGTACTCGCCGTAAACGGCTAAGCCTCTCTAAGCCCCTCTTCGGAGGGGTTTTCTCTTTTCTTTTTTGTTTGTTTTCGTAGGAGCAGTAGATGCCTATATACCGTGGTGATGGTGGAGCAGGGGACGCAAGCACAGACGCTTATGCCTCCCAGATTGCCACCTATGCACAGACTGCCACTACTAAAGCAAACGAAGCTAGTGCTAGTGCTTCCGCTGCGTCAGCCTCAGCAACATCGGCAGAGACTGCTAAGACAGCTGCTGAGTTAGCTGAAACCAACGCAGAGACTGCACAGGCAGCTGCTGAAACAGCACAGACTGCCGCAGAGCTTGCGGAGACTAATGCTGAGACTGCAGAAACTAACGCAGCCTCTAGTGCATCAGCAGCATCCACATCAGCCTCTAACGCTTCAACGTCCGCTACCAATGCAGCTTCATCTGCTAGCGCAGCGTCTACGTCAGAAACCAATGCAGCAGCTAGTGCTAGTACAGCTACAACCAAAGCTAGTGAGGCATCAACATCAGCTACCAATGCAGCTACCTCAGCCACTACAGCAACCACTCAGGCAACCAATGCCGCTACAAGCGCCTCAGCAGCCTCTACAAGCGCTTCTAACGCAGCCAGTAGTGCTACAGCATCAGCTAGCTCTGCAACGGCTTCAGCGGCCTCTGAGACAGCCTCAGCGGCATCAGCGAGTGCAGCAGCAACTAGCGAGACTAATGCAGCCACTAGTGCCTCTAATGCAGCTACGTCAGCAACGAGTGCAGCTACGTCAGCTACAGCTGCTTCAACAAGCGCAACCAATTCAGCGAATAGCGCTACAGCAGCATCAGCGAGTGAGACCAACGCAGCATCTTCAGCAAGCGCTGCATCTACTAGTGCTACTAACGCGGCCACTAGCGCATCAGCTGCATCAACCAGCGCAACTAATGCAGCATCATCAGCTACAGCAGCTTCAGGGAGTGCAACAGCAGCAGCATCAAGTGCTTCTGCAGCTTCCACTTCGGAGACTAATGCAGCAGCTTCGGCAGCGGCAGCAGCTACATCGGAAACTAACGTAACTAACGCACTCACAGATTATTACACAAGCTCGGAGGTTGACACGTTGTTGTCAGTCTTAGACGGAGGAACTTATTAATGGCTTCAACAATTAAACTTAAGAATGGCTCAGGTGCTCCTCTTGCTGGAGACTTAGTACAAGGTGAGCCAGCATTAGACTTAACTAATAAGCGTCTCTATACTGAGAATGCTTCAGGTACAGTGATTGAGGTGGGTACTAATCCTGGTGAGGACGTAACCTTTGCTGATAACCGTAAAGCCATCTTTGGTGCTGGCTCAGACCTACAGATTTACCATGATGGTAGTCATAGTTATATTGATGATGTAGGCGGCACTGGAAACTTAAAAATACGTGCAACTAATCTTGTACTACAATCAGCGATTGATGAAAACTACGCAACTTTTGTAGCTAACGGAGCTGCTTCTTTATTTTACGACAACGCAGAAAAACTATCCACCACCTCCACAGGCATAGACGTAACAGGCACAGTCACGGCTGATGGGTTGACTGTTAGTGGGACAACAAATACTCCAACAGTATTTGAAAGTTCAGTGGCGGCTAGTTATGTTCAATTTAAAGACTCTGGGACTACCGCTGATAATAGCAACCGTATTGGCTCTAACGGCGATACGCTTACATTATGGTCAGGAGGTTCTAAAGCTGTAACTATTGATGCTTCACAACGTGTTGGAATTGGCAACACATCACCTGCTACAGCCTTAGACGTAACAGGCACAGTCACGGCTGATGGGTTGACTGTTGATGGAAACGGCTCCTTACTTACACTGGATAATGGCTCAAACCCTGCAACTATTTCTAATACAAACGGTAATATTACAACTGACTTTGATACTTCAAACGCTGGTCGTAATTATACTATTCAAGCTAACAGTGTTAATGCTTTTAGAATAGCCAACGGCGGAGACATCTCCTTCTACGAAGACACGGGCACGACTGCAAAGTTCTTCTGGGACGCTAGTGCTGAGAAACTTTCTGTAGGCGGTTCAACCATAGCGGGTACTTTAAACTTACCTAGCACTGGCACTATAACATGGGACTCAACTTCATGCGCTATTGAAGGTAACGCTTCAGGCGCTGACTACATTAAGTTTACGACCAATACCTCAGAAGCCATGCGCATAGACAGCTCAGGCAACGTGGGTATTGGTTGTAGTCCTGCTTATAAGTTGGATATTAATGGCGGTGCAGACAACACAATCTTGCGTCTCCTTTCAACGGACGACACTTGCGGAATCATACTGACAGATAACGCCTCTAGCAGTACAATTACACATCAGAACGGCGATCTCATCTTTAACGCCGATTCTGGAAACGCAGACCCAGCATCCTCTGAAATGGTGTTCCAAGTTGACGCAACAGAACGCATGCGCATAGACAGCTCAGGCAACTTGTTAATCGGAACAAGTACAGCAGGCGCATCTAAACTTGTTGTTAATGATGACTCAATTCAAGTTAATACATCGAAGACTCCTGCATCTGCAAGTGCCACAGGTACTACTGGTCAAATTGCATGGGATGCAAATTATGTGTATGTTTGTGTTGCAACTAATACATGGAAGCGTTCGGCTCTGAGTACTTGGTAATGAAGCAATGCTCTAAATGCAATTTGATGTTAAATCTTGATGCCTTTTATTCAAGCAAAAGGCACAAAGATGGCTTGTTATCTCATTGCAAGCAGTGTGAATCTTTGCGTAGCAAATTAAAAAACCAAAACAATAAAGATACTCGTCTTGCTAAATCAAAGGAATATAGAGAGCAAAACAAAGAGAAGTGTTCTCAAATGTCAAAGGACTGGCGCAATAGAAACAAACAAAGGGTTGCGGCAGTATTGCGAAGCTGGGCTGAAAACAATAAAGACAAAGTAAACGCTAAGTGGATGAAGCGCAAAGCGTCAAAAACTAAAAGAACACTTCCTTGGTTAACAGCTGAGCATTTTAAGCAAATAGAAGATATTTATTTTTTAGCAAAGGACGCATCTGTAATCAGTGGTGAACCTTATGAGGTTGACCATATAATTCCACTACAAGGCAAAACAGTTAGCGGGCTACACGTGCCTTGGAATTTGCAGGTTTTGCCAAAATATTTAAACCGTAAAAAATCAAACACATTATTTGGAGCATAACATGACAACTTGGACTATCGCACAACTAGAAAGAAACACAGCAGACGGTGGAGTCGTAGTAGCCCACTGGAGAGTCACAGCAACTGACGGAGACTACTCTGCAAGCTCTTACGGCACTTGTGGTTTTACACCAGACCCTTCAGACCCTGCTTACATTCCTTATGAGAACCTCACAGAAACTGACGTACTAGCATGGGTCTATGAGTCTGTAGATAAAGATGCTACTGAAGCGGCACTGGCGGCTAACATTGAAGATCAGAAAGCGCCTAAGACTGTAGTGGGAACACCATGGTAAAACAAGCGCTCAAGTCCAGAACAGTACAGTTTGGCGTAGCACTAGCCTGCCTGTCTGTACTTCAAGGTTTTGTAGGTTTTATACCTGCAAGTCCTGCGGTACAGGCTGTGATAGGTTGTGCAATTGCTAGCGGTATTGTAATCCTACGCTTTATGACAACCATGCCAGTCAGTGAGAGATAATCATGGAACAGTCCTTTATCAATATGCTCGCTGGAGCAGTCTCAGTCTTGTTCGGTTGGATACTTAAGACCGTGTGGGACGCTGTCAAAGACCTGCAACACGCTGATGACGAGCTAGTTGATAAGGTCAATCGCATTGAAGTCTTGGTGGCTGGCGAATACGTTAAGCGCGAAGACTTCAGAGCTGACATGGACAGGTTGTTTGATAAGCTAGATTTAATTGATAAGAAATTAGATTCAAAGGCTGACAAATGATTGCAGAGCTTGCCGCTTTCAATGCTGCCTACTCAGTAGTTAAAGAGTTTGTAGCAAACGGTAAAGACTTAACCGACTGCTTTGGTTTCATTGGTCAGATGACTACAGCCAAAGAAGACCTTAAGTTACGGCAAGCAAAGAAGAATGGCTTTACCAGTGATGCTGAAGAGTTTGCAGCACTTGAGCAAATAAAACAAGC